ATCGGGAAAGCCGCTCCTTGATAGTGGAGTGGGCGCGCTCAACGAGCGCAAGAGCCTCCTCCGGAGTACTCGGCTTTTCCGCCTGCAACATCAGTTTGACCTGGTCGATGACCATCTCCTGTTTGGCGGACCAATCGGGATCCTTGACCCTCATCTGCTGTTCCCAACCAACCACCGCAGAATGGATGTTGCCGCGAGACTGTTGGTCGCGCTGCTGCATCACGTTCGCCTGTTGCTGCTGATAAAGACCGTGCTGTGCTTTGAGCATAGCAAGTTCCTTGGCGCTTTCCTCATCGACGTAACCCTCTTCAACCTTTTTCTGGATATCCGGGGGCAACGTCGCACCGACGAAAGCATCGAGCCGCGACTTGTATTCGCTGATCCTCTTGTGGGCTTCTACCGGGTTGGTCTTCATTAGGGCCATTATCTGGAACCCCTCTGCGACTTCTTCGGTGGACAACCCATTTGACGACATGAAGGTAGTGACCTTTCGGAATTCATCCGATTCGGCGCGGTATGCATCACGCTCCGTGATCATCTCCTTCCAGCGAGGGTGGTTGTGGAACGGCAGTTTCTTGTCAGCTTCCGGAGAGGATTTGCCCTTCGCTGTGTCGTCCAGACTAGGCGTAGAGTTTCCTTCTCCATAGGCGGATTTGCCGTTGGTTTCCGAGTTGGACGAATCCTCGTCAGCCGATCCTTGCGCCGCGCGTTTTACCGCGTCGAGCAGGGATTTAGGCTTCTTATTAGCGTCCTGGTCGCCCGACTCCGACGAGGTAGTCTGGCTATTTTCTTTAGCGTCGGCCGGCTCCTGTGCAGTTTCCTGTACAGGTGCGGAAATGGGTTCTTGCACAGGAGCATTGTCCTGCGTTTCGAGGGCGTCGGTTGGCTCGGTTGGATCGGGCATGAGATTACTATACGCTACGATTTATCTTAAATCAAGCGTTGGGGTACTGGACGCCCTGCGAGCGGATGTCCGCAGGGGACGCGGGAGCGGTCGGTCCGTCCGCACCAGGCGCGCCGGGAGCGGGAGCGACGTTAGTCGCACCGGCGGCACCCTGCATGTTCGGGTCGGAAGCAGGATCGCCTTGGGCGAGCTGCTTCTGGGCGTTCATGGCTACGATGGACGGCAAGGCCGCACGGATCGCATCCGTGATATCCATGCCATCGTCCATGCGTTTGAGGGCTTCCTTCGCCATGAATTCGGGATTCATGCCGGGGATCTGGAGCAGGATTGGGGCGATACGCTCAAAGTTCTGAATCTGGATGGCCTTGTTGGGGCGACCATTGGAGCCGGCTTCGACTTCAAGCATCAGCTCCTGGGCGACTTCGCCGGCGGTAAGCTGCGGCCATACGGCGCCAGGACCGGCGATCTTCATCACGGTCTGCTGGTCCATCTGGACGAGCAGTACCTGCCCGGCAGCCCTTGCCAGTTCGCCGAGGAAGTCTTCAAGGTCGTCCACGTTGGACGACAGACTGGACATGCGGCTGCCTTCGGCGACGGAGACTTCCGTGGCGGTAGATGCGGACGTGCCGCCGAGGTTAGCCTCCTGGCTGCCTACCACACGCATCATGTCGTCCAGTAGCATGGACGTGTCGTACAGGCTAGGGTCGATGGGGGCGTGTTGGACCGGCTGTAGGATGGAGTTGACGGCCTGTCCAGGCGACAGGTTCTGGAGTTTGATGACTGCGTTGGCCGGGTGTGCCTGGAGGTTTGAGATGTCCTTCTCGGACAAGGCACCCTCGTAGGTGGCGTACAGGGGGCGGTTGGCGAAGCGATGCTCGCGGAGAGCCTGTCGCGCGCGGTTGTATTCCTTCTGCACCGGCATCAGCAATCGGACGTCGGAAGGCGGGATGACGTCTCGGTCGGAATCGACTTCGTTGAAGATCAGCGGGAAGAACGGCCAGAAGCGTTCAAGGTCTAGGACCGGTGCTTCCGGTTCCTTGAGGAAGTCGTGGTAGCCGTCGCACACGACGTACACCAGTCCGTCTTTCTTGGAATAGATTTCCCAGATGGTAGCCTTGTCGCAGTTCTCGTCGCCTTCGTTCTTGTCTTCGTAGGCCGTGAATTCCTTACCAAGGTCGATCTTGTAGACTTCCTTCACTTCGTCCAGGTCGAGGACGAATTCCTGGGCGATCCAGTCAGCACCCACGAAGCCGGACAACTGACGGCACTTCGGATCGACGATGATGGAACTGGACATCGGGAAGTCGAAGACGATGCCTTCTCGTACGATGACGTCCTGCTTGGACTGGAGGGAATTGAGGAGCAGGCGGAGCTGTTCCATCTTCTCATTGTCTTCAGAGAACTTCTCGTCCTGCTTGTCAGCACCGAGACGCTCAAGTGTCGTCATCTGCTCCGTGATGTCGGTGATACGCTCCACGTCTTCCGGACGCTTCTCCATCGTGCGCTGGTAACCGATCTTCACATAGCCCACGCCGTTCACGCATGTGCGACGGACGAGCTGTTTCATCTGCCCTTTGAACGAAGGCTGCTGCTCCTGGAGCTGATAGTGGGCGACAATCTCAAGGGTCTTCGCCACCTTGTCCAACATACGGCGACGCTCGAAACCCTGCTGGGCGTCCTGGATCGTCTGAATCATCACAGGATCCATGGGCTGTCCGGTCGCCATCGAATTCTGCATGGACGTCTGGATGGACTGGAAAGACGACATGTCGCCCTCCCAACTGGCGAAGTCCAGAGTCTCGCGTCGCTTGGCGACGAACTTCGGATTCTTGGCGTACAGGGCGGAGACTCGCTGGCCGACGTGACGCTGGACGATGTTGGCGACGTAGCGGTCATCGGTGTCGTTGGACGACCATTGCTTGCCCATGTAGAAGTCCGTGTCTTCCTTCATCTTGTCAAAGGACTTCTTCCAATGCTTCTTGGCGCGTTCCACCTTCTTGACGAGTGCCTTGACCAGGGCGGCGCGGGAAGGACCGGGCTTTTCGGCGTCGCGGGTGATCGCCGACAAGGGCTTAACTTCCGGCTGCATCGGTTCTGCCGGGAATCCCTCGCTCTCGTATTCGTTTTCCATTTAAAGTATTTATGTTCAGAAACCGCCCATCTGCAAGAGATTGCGTCGCGCCTCGTCCCACTTGGCCGACATCTTCACCCATGCGAGCGTACCGCTCCTGGGGATGTCGGAGGGTTTCTCATAGGTGCGGGACGCGCTGACCATAGTGCCGAGCAGCAAGCCGACCAGACCCATAGCGTCCACGAAGTCATCGTGTCTGGCTGAAGGGAACTTGAGCATTTCAGTCTCCGCGTCTGCCCACCAGGGGGCGAACTTGGGGAAGAAGACCTTGCCCATCGCCATGCGTCCACGGATCGCTTGCGCGCGGGTCTGCTTGTCTTTGACCGGGGTAATCTCCTCCACCACAGTCCAGATGCCTCGCTCCTGCTGGACTTTCCGCAGGAACGGACCGATGGACTGGGAGATATGGCCGCGTTCCGCTCCCCACTTAGCGGGCTTGTGGCGGGACATCAAGTCGATCATGCCGTCGATGACCTGGTCCGTAGACGCGCGACGCCACCACACGTCCGGCAGGATCCATACGTTGTCTTCCTCGTCTAGGCCGAAGGGAAGCAGCACGGTCTTGTCAGCCGTCTGGGCTGTAGACACGGCATGGTCAGATACGCAGTAGTATCGAAGGTTCTTGGGCAGTTCGCCAGGATACGGCTTCAACCAATCACGGCGGAAGAAGTCGCCGTCGTCTGGGGTAGGCTTGCCTTGGTACAAGGCCGAGAAGCCTTTGGCGTTCAGCCGGCGAATCTCATTGAGGAAGTCCAAGCCATAACGCTCCGGCCATAGGGCTTGACCAGGTTCGCGTTCCATCGGGTCGTTCTCCACGGCAATCGCCGGCAACGCCAGGATACGCCAAGACTGTGCGACTTCGTCGTTGTAGCAGGGATTCTTCGGGTCGGTGAGGCGACCCACTAGGTCATCCTCATGCCACCGGGTCATAATGATTACCACCCTGGCGCCGGCCATCAGTCGGGTCATAGCCACTTGAGTGAACCACTCCCACAGCTTGTCACGCTCACGCTTGGAGTCGGCTTCCTCGCGGTCCTTGATCGGGTCATCGATGACCAGCAAGTCAGCACCACGACCAGTAAGGCCGCCACCCACGCCAACGAAGTTGGCTAGTCCGCCTTCCTCGGTCTGGAGTTTGTCGGAAGACTGGCTGCCGGTCCGCAGCTTGCACCCAGGGAAGACCTGGCGGTAGGAAGGCGACCGCATGATTTCACGGACGGAACGTCCGAAGTCTTGCGCAACGTCGGCGTTGTAGGTGGCGAAGATGACCTGGCGGTAAGGATCCTTGCCCAAGAACCAGGCAGGGAAACGCCGTGACGCCAGTTCTGACTTACCATGTCGAGGCGGCATGGAGATAATGAGACGCTGGTACAGCCCCTTCTCCACCTGCTCCAAGGCAGCACAGATAGTTTCGTGGTGCTTGACCGGCTGGTAGCGGGACTTGTCCACGTTGTCCGGATCTTCCGGGTCTGGCATGGTCATCCCGGTGAAAGAGATGAGCGACTCCCTCGCCATCTTGACGCGGAGCAGTCGCTGGGCCGCAGACAACTGCGCCTCGACTTCGGCGATTTCCGCCTGCCTTCGCTTCTCTTCGGCGTTGGGTGCCTTACGAGCCATTAGGCGGGTCGAAGACCGATGCGGTAGTTCACGCCACCGATGGTGACGAGCAGATCCAGGGTATCGTGACCGCCGCTATGAGAGGTGGTGCTGGTTGGGTTGAAGGAAAGTCCGTTGAACGAAATACCATTAGCATCAAGCTTGAGTGCGGCGGTAGCATCCGGGGCGACGCCGATGCCGACCTTGCCGTGCTGATCTACGACGAAAGCCGTAGCGTCGGGGGTTGTGCTGTCTTCGACTTGGATGGCATTTCCAGTTCCCAGTTGAGTCACCCTCAAAGCGGCATTAACAGTCCCAACAGTTGTCTGAATGATTTGCGGAGCGGTGTAGGTGTTGGAAGTGTTCGTGTTGGCTACGGCTTTTGCAACTCCGTTCACATCCCGGTAGTTGATGTTGGTGGCAATCCAAATGTCGCCAGCGATAGTAGAGGAGGGGGCGGTAGCCTGTGGGGCAATATTAAGCGGGGCGGTCGTTGCCGTAGCGGTCGTGTTTACTTTCCCGGTAAACGTGTCGCCGGAGCGATTGACCTTTCCGTAAACAGTAGAAAAGCGAGCGAAGTAGTTATCCGATGCGAGCGTCCAGTTGGGGCTATCCGGAGGGTAGCTTCCGCCGGTGATGCCCCCAGACACGCACACGAAGATGGCGTTGTTGTAGGTTACGGCGTTGCCGTTGTAATAGGTCGTGTATTGATCCCACTCCGCAATGGAAGGTCCAGAAGGTCCGACCGCTCCGTCCTGGCCGTTCTGGCCTGTCGCTCCAGTATCGCCAGTCGCACCTACGTCTCCGGCCTGCGCGACTAGCTTCCAGTAGGCTGAACCAACAAAGGGGTAGTTGCCCTGGTTCGACCCACTACCAGACATGCTGTGAGCATAGCTTGATCCGTTGTAACTGACTACATCTCCGTTGAAATAAAACTGACCTGGGTTAAACTCTCCACGCCAGTTAACAACACCAACACCATCAGCACCATCTACGCCATCCAATCCGTTCGCTCCCATGTCGCCTTTTTGGGCGACAAGTTGCCATGCGTAAGGGTGGGTAATTGGACCGTAACCTCCGCCACCGATAGTGTTAATCATCACATAGCTTGAACCGCCCAATGTAACGTAATCGTTTGCGGCATATGTCACTCCATTGTCGTATTCACCGCGATACACCCACGCATTCCCTGCCGGACCTTGCGGACCAGTATCGCCTTGAATGCCTTGCTGGCCGGCAACCCCAGGAACGCCTTGAATACCCTGCGGACCTTGAGGACCAATCGGTCCGACGATCAGAGGGATGCTCGCAGCAGCGTCTTGCGCCACCTGGGCGAAGACAGCCGCTGAATTCTTCGACTGAAGGGCGGAGGTTGCGTAGGATTGCGCCGAACCAGCGTAACCAGACGCCAAAACAGCGGACGATTCAGCGATGTCCTTGGCAATTTCGGCGTCATCCCTTGCGGAAATCGCATCAATAGCGTTCTGGGACGTAAGAACAGCCTCCAGTTCAGCCACCTTGGCGTCACCAGCGTCGTTAACCAAGGCGACCTGCTGCGCGCCGGCAGCCTCAACGGCTTGGATAGGAGCGTCCGTGAGCAGCGGTTCAACTTCCTCGGCGATGACAGCCAGATTCAGAGCAGTAGTACGCACTTTACCATCGTCGGCCTGGATTTCACCCAGCCGGGAGATGGTGGTGTTGAGCGAAGCCTGCACATTGTTCAGCTCCTGATCGATTTTCTGACCTTGGTGGGGGGTGGTGGGGTTGGACTGGCTGAAATCCGTAAACGAATACGAGCGGTCGTATGGAGCAGGAGGCTGACTCATGTGCGGATAGTGTACCAATCCGGCTATAGAAGCAAGAGATGCAGGATGTAGGAGAAAGTTTTTGAGTTACGCGGATTTTTCCGAGCGGGGGAGGAATAAGAATGTGCGCGACGCGCGAGGGCGTGGGCGGGGGTGCGCCTGGGACGCGGGTGTGCGCGTACGCACAGCTGCGCGTACGTCCGCCGGCGTAGGCGTGTTCTAACGCGCGCGTTAGGCTACGCGTGAGGTGACGCGTGAGGTGACGCGAGTCGCCCCTGGCGATGGGGTGGCGAGCTTGATCGTCGACGCCGGCGGGTGGCTTGGCGACCTTGATCGCGTAGCCTAGGCGTCGACCCTCCCGACCAGGTGGAAGGGTCGCCACGCCTCGCCAGGGTGGCAAGGCTAGGCGATCACAGGGCGACGCCTCACGCACCCGTGAAGCCTTGGGAGCGAGGCGGGCAAACCCCTAGCAAAAACGGGTTTGAAAAAAAGGCTTGTGTCGCTTGATGTCCTCCGCATTGTCGGGTGTATCGCCTCAACGCGACATCCAAAAAACCCAATAAACACCGCACTCAAATGCACCTCACCCTCAAATCAATTCTCAACCCGACCGGCGACGATCGTCGTCTGGCCGCCGCCCGTTTTCTCGGCGTCGACCCGATCCGCATCAAGCTCGACGGCGAAGGCCGATCCGTCGCCGGCGATGTCCACACGCCGCAGGGCGACATGTGGGTCATGACGCTGGCCGAAAAGGCCCAGCTCGCCGACGACATGCAGGACCTGATCGACGGGCTTTGCGACGCCGAGCTTTTCGTCGATCCGCAGGGCGTCGCTTGGGTCATCTCCGCCGTGTAACCTTTCCACCCACACCCAACCCGCACACCCATGCAGCACCCCACGCCCACCCTCACGCCCGCTCAACGCGTCACCGTCCTCAAGGCGATCCGAAGCCTCGACCGTCGCGTGCAGGAAGCCGCCAATCAAAACCGTCCGGAGCCGGTCCAGGTGATCGACCTCCGCGATCGCCTCGAGATCGCCCTGGCGACCTGTTATGACGCCGCCGAAGGCAAGCCGACGTATCTCACGACCGGCGAGCTTGACGCCCTGCGCTCGGTCCTCACCTCGCTTGCCTAACCCTTCACCCACACCCAACCCAACCCACACCCAACCCACCCATGAACACCCCCACCCCCACCCCCACCCCGGACGTCGTCGTCGCGTGCCTCACGCCGCTCCTCGACGCCGCCAAAAAGACCCACGCCGAAGCCCGCGAGCGTCTCACCGTCGCCCAGGCAATCCCGACCGGCAAGCGAGGCCGGAAGGACGCGATCGATCACGCCATGACCCTGCTGCGATCCGCGGCGTCACACCTTGAGGCGATCGACAAGGCGATCCGCGAGGCGACGATCAAGCTGAATAAGCAGGCCATCGCCGACCGCGTCGGCGTGACCCTCGCCAAGGCGAGCGAGGCGTCGCCGGTCTTCGCCACCTTGATGGCGGCCCGCGACACCTCTCGCCGGCAGGTCGCGATCCGCGACGAGAAGAGCGGCGTCTACGTTCACGCCTGCGTGAGCTTCACCCGGTTCGGTACGCCTCGCCACGTCGAGCTGACGAGACTTGCGACGATCGAGGAGACGGTCGCCCAGCTCAAGCGCTGGAAGGAAGCCGAGCTTAAGCGTGCCGAGCGAGACGGCAAACCGATTGAGGACCTCCACCTCCTCGAAGCCGGTCTCGCCAAGCCGGAAGCCTTCCCTCTCTCCGCTCACGGCTCCTCGATCACCGTCGGCCTTTACACCGGCGACGACGCCAAGCCGTGGGGGCTTAACGCCTCGACCTGGCAGGTCAACGGGATCGAAGAGCAGACGCAGATCACCGCCTTGATCTCCGTCGCCTTCACCCTCCGCGAGGTCCTCAACGCCGCCGGCCTTCCGGGCGAGGAGGAGCTTTATCGCGAGCTTGAGGGTCGCGTTGGCTAACCCACCCGGACGGGGTGGCGTCATCCGGCGTCACCCCTTCCAACCTTTACACCTTGACACCCTCCAACCTGTCGGACACACCCAACCCACCCAACCCGCACACCGCCATGTTATCCACCCCCACCCTCACCCTCGCGTCGACCTTCCTGCACATCACGCCGACGTCGGACAACGCGAAGACCGGACCGATCCTGGTCACGACGACGACCTCGCTCACCTGCCCGGACGCCTGCCCGTTCAAGCGCACGGTTGACGGCGTCAACGGCTGCTATGCCGACGGCGGACCTCTCGCGATGCATTGGCGACAGGTCACGCTCGGCCGGCGTGGCAAGCCTTGGGTCAACGCCCTCGCCCAGCTCGCCGCCGAGCTTCGCCGCAAAGGTCGCGGTGCTACGTGGCGACACAATCAAGCCGGCGACCTGCCCGGCCAGGGCGACGTGATCGACGCCGCCGGCCTTGCGGATCTGGTCAAGGTCAACGCCGACGCCTCGGCTCACGGCTTCACCTACACGCACAAGCCGCTCGTCGGATCTGCTCACGCCTCAGCCAACCTCGCCGCCGTGCAGGCCGCCAACGCCGGCGGCTTCACCGTCAACGCGTCGGCTAACACCCTCGCCCATGCCGACGCCCTCGCCGAGCTTGGCGGTGTGCCGGTCGTCGTCGTCGTCGCTCACGACGCACCCGACACGCTCGCCACCCCGGCCGGTCGGAAGGTCGTCGTCTGTCCTGCTCAACGTCGCGACGACGTGACCTGCTCGACCTGTCGCCTTTGCAGCCGAGCCGAGCGGTCCGTGATCGTCGCCTTCCGCGCTCACGGCGCGAGCTATCGCCGAGCCGAAGCCGCCACCGTCTCCGCCTAACCCTTACGCCTTGACACCCTCCAACCTGTAGGCATACCCATCTCCACCCAACCCACACCCACGCACATGATCACACCCGAAAACATCAACGCCGCCCGCCGCCTGCTCGCAAGCTGGCCGGCGGTCAACGCCGCCCGCATCGCGAAGGACCGCAAGCCTTACATCACCTGGCTACGCGAGGCGAAGCCGATCGCCGGCTTCGACCCTCGCTCCCGCCCGGTCGGCGGTCTGGTGATCCGTAGCCTCGACGAACAGGTCCGACGCTTCGACCGCGTCGCCGCCCACGTGGCGACGGCCAAGCCGCAGGCCGAGATCCCGGAGGTCGGCGGTGACGCGATGCCCTCCGCACCGGCCGAGGTCCTGCCCGCCCTGCCGCCGGTGATCACGATCCACCTCCCGCCCTACGCCCGCAAGCGAGCCGCCGAGCTGGCCGAGGCGACGACGAAGGCGAACCGCGACGCGGCTTGCGCTTCATACGCGGAGACGGTCGGCTTCCTCCGCGAGCATGAGGCGGAGATCCGCGCCAAGGCGAAGCGCACCGCCGCGTGGGTCATGGATGACACCGTCACCCGGCTGCTCAACATCGCCGCCCACCTCCGCGAGGCGGCGGACATGATCGAGACGCACGTCCGACCCGACGAAGACAACGGCTAACCCTCGACCCTATGCCCTGCCCTTCACACCGTCCCTTCCCACCCATGAAACTCCCCCGCCCCCGTCGCTCGCTCCTCGCCTACGCCCTCGCCCTTGTCGGGCGTTGGCTGCCGGCTCGCGTCCTGCTCGCCCTCAACCGCAAGCGCTGACCCTTCCACCCACCCAACCCATACCCAACCCACACCCATGATCGAAGTCACCGTCACATGCGACACCGGAAAAACCTGGACGACCAGGTTCAACGGTGATCACAAGTCCGCCGTCCGTTACTTCCTCGGCCAAGTCTTTACCGACGAAGACGTCACGACCGGCGCCGAGACGAAGCACCGCGTCGTCAGCGTTATCACTAACCCCGCCGAACCCGGCAAGCCGGACGCCACCGCCGCCCTGCTGCTTTTCAAGGCGGAGGCTAACCTCGCCGAGCTTCGGGATGAATACCGGAAGGGCGAGAGCGAGGACATGCGGGAGAAGTATCTCGACGAGATCCGCGACGAGATCGACAAGGCCCACGCCGTCGTCGCCTTCCTCAAGGCTAACATCTAACCCACACCCACCCACATGATCGCCTCGATCAACACCCGCCGAGCTTACCGGCTCGGCCACACCTCCCACGCCGTGGCTACGGCTGTCACCCGCTTCTCCTATCGCGCCGACGGATCCGACCGCGTCAAGGTGCGGGTGCGTTGGGAGCATGCCCTGTCCGCCGACGAGAATCACCGCCGAGCGGCGACCGCGGCCCTCGACGCTGCCGGCGTCTTCGCCGACGGCTACGTCCTCGACGGCTTCCGCGACGACAAGGGCGTCGGCTACTGGTCCGCGTGGCCGGCGATCAAGCTCAACCGCAAGCGCTAACCCTTAACCCCTACCCACATGAACACACCCGACGCTGACCGCATCGCCCTCTTGATCGAGAGGGTCCAAGCTCACGACGCCCATGCCATCAAGCTGTTCCGCATCGCCGCCGAAAAGGCCGGCGTCGTGCGTGACGCCCGCGCCATCCTCGCGCAAAACGAAAACGAAAAGCACACGATGCTCGGCTGGTCCGAGATTCCGGATGGC